GCCCGTAACACCATTGGTTGATGTAGCCGAACCAAATCTTAAATCACCTGTATAAATGATTGATGGGTTATCAGCCGAAGTCAGGCCAGAATACAAGCTAATTGACCTTGTTGCATCTGATGAGACAGCCGCAATGTATCCAGCAACAGTACCACTTGAACCTTGTACTGCAAATGTTTTCTGAGCAGAGCCATATGTTGTTGGCGAACTTGTGCCAATCCCCACGCTGCCGCCGGCATCGATACGCATCCGTTCAGTTAAAGTAGTATCTGCACTAGCATTGCGAGTTGAAAATGCTAATGCTCCAAGTGTATTATTTGAACCATCTGTTAAAAGACTTTTTATTGCGGCCCAAGCACCTTGAGTTGCTCCAAACATGACAGCACCGCCATTCCCTGCTCCGCCAGACCCATCTCTGACATATAAAGTTCCACCCAATCCTGTTGATGTGGACATTGCCGCAGTCGTTTGACCAACTCCAGAAACGGCTAGTTGCGCTACGGGAGAAGTAGTGCCAACTCCCACGTTTTGGCTTGTGTCTACAGTAACCGCCGTAGTTCCTGCGCTTTGCAACGTGAGTGCGGTAGCTGCCGCAGAAGTCAGTTGGCTGATTGTTGGCGTTGTCAGCGTCTTGTTAGTCAGCGTATCTGTAGTGGCCCGACCAACCAAGGTATCTGTAGCCGCTGGCAACGTAAGAGTTGTAGTTCCAGCAACCGCAGTTGCCTGCAACGTAGTAGTGCCTGACGTAGAGCCTGCGAACTTAGTCGTACCAGCAAGCGTAATCGTCTTGCCAGATCCAACATTGAGACCGACGCTGGTTCCATTACCAGCCGCAGCAAACACCGCGTCAACCGAGTCCAGGTCGGTGTTGATCTTTGTGCCCCAGGTGTCGGTGGATGCACCTACCTCGGGCTTGGTAAGAAGTAGGTTTGTCGTTGTCGTATCAGCCATGATGTACCTCTATGCGGCTTCTTGCCACGTTGTTGCATTATCGGATATATCTGCCCATGTTTCACTGGTGTCAGATACCGGCGTCCAGGTCTCGGATGTGTCGGCAATAGCCGTCCACGTCTCCGATGTATCGGGTATCGCACCCCATGATTCGGAGGTGTCAGGTATCGCGCCCCATCCGAATCCAATCACTGTCCCAACAGCACCAGTTGCGCCGTTCCCAATTATCTCAATTGATGTGACATTTGAAACAGTGCCAACCGATCCAGTTCCGCTGACTCCGGTGATGGCCTGGAACGATATGACATCGGCAAGTACAGTTCCAACCGATCCGGTGGACGCATTGCCAGTTACGGCCAGACTTCTGCTGCTAGTGACAGTGCCTGGTGAAAGTGTCGCGCTGTTACCAGTTGCGTCTATGGCCGCGCTCTGAGTGACGCTACCAATTGACAAAGTGGCCGAATTACCCGTGGATGATGCCGTAGTGCTTGGCGCTACAGTGCCAATAGATGCCGTAGATGCGTTGCCGGTGATGGAGACTGAATACGTTATCCCTACAGTGCCGACGTTGCCGGTTCCAATCGTCCCATCCTCTTGGATTGAAACATCACCCAGCAGTGTCCCGATGGCAAGCGTGGAGGCGTTGCCAGAGATGACAACATTGCCTATGCCATAGACACCAATGCCGTAGTAGCCTGTACCGTATGCAGCCACGGCGCTGCTCCTTCAGTTATGCCAGCCGGATCAGGCCGGTGCTGGAGTCGTTGGTTGGCATAGTCAGAGTGAACGTACCAGCGGTAACAGTCTGCGATCCAAATGTGTGGACGCTCACCGCCTTGTTGCTCTGGGTCGAGTTGTAGATCAGGACCGCGTCAAACGCCGTGGATAGCGTGACTGCGCTGAACGTAATAGACGCGCTGGGCGTGATAAACGCCGTGGTGCTTGTGGAGGACGGTGCAGTGCCAAAGGTGACTGTTACGCCTCCCGCGGTATAACCAGTACCGGATACCTCGTTGGTGCTGCTGTAGGCGGTTGTGGATGCGTTAACGGTGGCGCTTGCCAGGTACAGCGCGGCCTTGAAAGTGTCGGCGGTAGATGCGGTGTGGGCTGGCACTCCGGTTCCATTAAATGCGTGAACAGCGTTGAGCAAGTCAACCTTGAACGATGTACACATTGCTTGCGTGTTAGCCATGTCTTATCCAATCATTTGAGTTATGCCCTCGCTGAACACATTGCGCTTCAGCACAACATGGACAGACCGATGCACCATTTCACCATCTAACCAGTATTCGGTGAACGAAATTGTTTCGTTGTCAGTCTCGTCTGAACCCTCGCGCTTTTCCAGCAGCGAGTCATCCATCTCACCCTTTGTCGTGGTAACTATCATCCGAATGTCCTTGCTCTTGCCATCAGAGCGCCGCCCGTCATGGATCCGCGTTCATCAGACAGGTTAAGTGCGTCGATTCCCTTCTGATACAGCCCAGCCCATACCTGGATTCTCGCATCATCTTGGAGGTACGGCGCGGCCTGAAGCAGCGAACCATAAAGGTAAACGTCGGGCGAAAGAGTCAGCAGCCAGTTGGTCGTGTTTGAGTTGGATAGCTTGCTGAGTTTCGCGTAGTAGATCAACTCGGAGACGTAGGATGTGTCGGGTACTGGTAGGACGCGAATCTGTCCACCAATCACGCAAAAATACTTAGGCTGGCCGCTGGCCGTGTAGCTGACTTGCAAGTCATCCATCGCGTTGATGCTTTGAAATACCAGCGGGGAGATGGGGTTCGTACCGGTCAGCTTGAACGACTTAGCCTCCAGGTAGTCATCAGGCAGTGCGCTGTACTCGGTGTTTACAGTGGCGTTGGCTCTGACAATCATCTGCCTGGTGCGCAGATCGCGCTCCATCTGTGATTCCGCGAGAGAGACAAAGTCGGTGATGGCAGACGTGAGATCGCTACGGTTGAGCCAGTCGGCCACCGAGGCTTTCAGTTCAGCGTAGGTGCTAAGTGCCATTTTCTGCCTTTTCCTTTTCGATGTCGCGCATCATCCAGGTGTGATCGTGCTTGAACTCAAAAGTCCCGATATGGCCGATCTCTTTGCTCACGTCGTGGTCTATGTAGATTTTATACCCTGCCGCCTGCGCCTTCCGGCAGAAGAAGATGTCCTCACCGATGTAGCCGCGCTGGTCTGTGCGCCAGGGAGTTTCGAACCACGGCTCTGTCAGCTTCTCAAAGACGTTGCGCTTGATTAGCATCACGCCCATTCCGATGCTGCCAACTTCCTCAATGCCGGTGGATTCGGGCATCGTGTAGACCAATTCGCGCTCGCCATCTGGCCCGTATTTTTGGGCAGTCGGGCCTGTTGGAATTCTACGCCGAGCGCAGTTTGTTGCCACGATGTCCAGGTCATGTTTTAGCAGGCGCTCGACCATGTCCTGCGGGAACGTCATGTCTGAGTCGATGAACAGGATGTGGGTGCAGCCTTCGCGCATCGCATCTAGCGCTAGGTCAGCACGCTGGTTTTGGATCAGCGTGCCCTGCATGATCTTGAGAGACACTGCGTCTGTCGTGTTGAGCGTGTGGTAGCAGACCATATTCACCAGGCAATAGGTGAAATTGGCGTGGACCATGTCACGCGCTGGGGTGCAGACTGCAATGTAGTTGTTCATATTTGTCCAGGTCTCGTTCTAAAAAATCGGTTGTCGGGGTCATTGAGCCAGCGTTTCATGTACGCCTGATCGTCCAGCTTGCCCTCGGCCTTGAGTTTGTAGTAGACGCCCTCCGGAATGCTGGCGACGTGATGCCACTCGCCCCTCCAGTTTGCGCGCTCGTTTACCTTGTTGAAATCTGCCTTGTTTGCTTCAACGACTGCTGTGACATCCTGCTGAGTCTGAATCGTTGCCTGGCCGGTTTCATCGTTGTAATGCCAAAAACGGGTGATACCCGCTTCCTTGTTTTCGTCAAATATTTGATTGTTCATGCGTTAAAAAAGGGACCAGGTTTCCCTGATCCCTTTAGGTTGATTACGAAGTAATCAGGTCAGCAGCCAGGCCGTGGGCATTTTCTGCCAGCACCTTGTGACCCCACTCGACCAACAGCATACGCTTCTCAGCGTCGCCGGTCTTAGCGAGTTCAATTTGCTGGTAAGGACGCAGCACAACCATCTTGGCGTACTCGGGATCGAGCACCCAAGCATCACGCTCGCGCTGGAAACGGTTAGCGATAACGCTGACGTTTCCAAAGTCGCTAACGTAGACATCAACCGCGCCGATCAAAGTCGCAGGCTTTTCACCGCCGTTGATGTTGAAACGGCTGGAGGCGATACCAGAGAAACCGCTGACGCGCTGCTTGTTAACAGGTCCGGTCATCAGGATCTTTGGAGTGCCGCCAGCAGACCACACTTGCTGAATCACATTCTTGAGAATGGTCTCAGTGAAAGTGCGAACGGTTCCGTCAGTACGGGCGCTGTTTGGCAGCGTGGTGTACGACGGGTTAGTGCCGTTGGTTTGCATATCGACGTTGGTCTTGACCCACGCGCCCAAAGATGCAGTTCCGCGTGCAACGCTGGTGCTACCAGCAGCAGCCACAGCGCCGTTCAGCATGGTGAACTCTTGGTCGCGTTTCAGTTCGGCGCTACGCTTGGCGATCTGGTAAGCCAGTTCGCTGCGACGGCCAGCCTTGTTAACCACCTCTTCAGTAGCGGACAAGATGATGGTTTTGCGCGAAATCTGAGCGTAGTTTTGCAGGCGAACGGTTGCGGTAACAGCGTCAAAAGAGGCGACATCGTCACCCTCAATCTGCTTGTTGGCCGCAGCTGCTGCCAGGGTATCGCTTTGGAATTCAAACAGCGAATTGCTGATTGACTCACGCCCGATGTTGCTCATGTAAGGAGTTTCTTCGGGTGCGATATTGGTGATGATGTTGGACAGGTCTTCACGGATACCTTTGGCGTCAAAGGTGGTGAAAGTATTGGTTACGATTGCCATGATGTACTCACTTTAATAAAAGTTCAATTGCGGAGACGGCGTCTTGGACGCGGCCAGTTTTTGCAAGACGTTGTTTTGCACGCGTTGACTCGCTTGTCGTAGAGACTCGACCCGCTGCACCTGGCTTGGCTGGTCTTGGGCCATTGTTGGTCACC